CTGGCTTTATGTTAGCGGATGCAGTTAGTTGTTATTTCCACAACGACAAGAACATCACCTTTGATGTAAGCACAATGCACCGAAAGTATGTTAAATACGGAAAGAACCTTCTTAATTTTTCGCATGGTGACGGAGCAAAATTAGACCAAGTACCATATTTGGCTGCTCATGAAGTGCCTCAACTTTGGGCTGATACTGTTTTCAGGTACGGTTATCTTCACCACATACATCATAAGGATATGTTTAAATTTAGAAGCGGTAAAGATTTCATCGGGATGACAGTTGAGTATTTGCGCTCACCTTCTGGAGCTGATAAATGGCACTCAGACAAAGGTTATGTAGGTTCTAAAATATCAATTGAAGCTTTTATACACCATCCAACTAGGGGACAAGTGGCACGTTTAACGCACAACTTTTAGTAAAAAATATTTGTATTTTTGCAATATGATACTTTCAACATCAGACTTCTTGAGTGGGGTTACTAAAATAAGCCAAGACCAAAACGCGGTTGCTAACTTTGCCGCTTATTTAACGGCAAATAGAGAAAATAGTTATATCAAAAAAATGTTTGGCGTTACTTTAGGTCAAGAACTGATTGACGATTTAGCTGGAACTCCATCTGTACCGGTTACAGCAAAATGGCAATTAATCTTTTTGTATTTTGATTTTGATATTTCTGGCTATAACGAAAGTTGTCTTGGATTAAAAGAGATTTTAAAGTATTTATTTTATAACGATTTTGTAAGCGAACAGGCTATAATTAACCAATCTATGGGAAATGGCTCAGTAAGACAAGAGGCAACAAATAGAGAAGGTTTAGTTAAAAAGTCAACTATAATAAACAATAGAGCAGCCGAGCAAATAGACCTTTTACAATATTATATTTCACAACATCCAACGAATTACAGTAACCCATCTGGGCAACAATTTGAATTAGAAAGCGCTATTTAATGCAAGTAACTACATTACTAAGAGAGGTTTTTGACGGATTGAATTTGAAGCTCGTTATTTATGCTGTCACTTTAGACGGAGGAAACTATAAATGCTATGTTGACTCAACCCATTACTTAAATACTAACAAATCGCTGACCATTAACGGCATTGATTATGTGGTAGTTGCATTTGAAATTGACAAAACGGTGACTTTAATGGGCGCAAGTTCTCCGACTGTTGGAAGCCACTTGTTAACTGCTCCATATTTTACGCATGGAAAACTAAAAGCGGTTAATAAAGAATTAAGCTTCAAACAACCAACTGAAATAATACCTTTGGTATGGAATTTTGAATTGCAACCAAGAACAAGACCAGCCGAAGTTGATACATCAATTGAAAGTACTGGAACGGTAAAGCTATTTTTTATGGCAACGGCTAACTATGAAGACTTCACAACTGCTCAACATTATACCGAATGCATTGAACCAATGAATAATTTAGTGAATAGCTTTATTATTGGTTTAGATACCCATAAAAGAACTGGATTAGTATTTGAAGGGCTTAGAATGAACCACGCAAAATTCACCACAGGAGGACAAGCAACAGCATCAGACGAGAATAATGTATTACCTTTATACATTAGCGGAATAGAATTAGAGTTAACTATTCCTATAATATTAAGCACTACTTGCCCCACTCGTGAATATCCTTCTTTAGTTGGAGCTTCATTTAATAGCGGTTTTGATGTGGCGTTTGAAATTGACTAAAAAAAAGACTATTTTTGTAACCTAATTAAAACTAAAAAAAAAGAAAATGGCAGTATGCTCATGTACTTCAACAGATTTATTTAACACAGGTACTCCGGGCTGTCAGCCTTTGCCGGGTGTTATCAAAAGAATTATCCTTTATCCAACAACGGATTCAAGTGGTAATATTAACAGAATAGACCTTACGGCAATACCGAATAACGCTGATATTTTAGCGTTAATTAATAATGACTTGGCAATGAAGCGTTTGTTTCCTGTTGCAAAATCAATGGTAAACGTAACAAACGAAAGAGGCGATACAATTACAGAGGAATTTCCAGATGGTTCTGTTTTCAAAATTCGTCAAGGTGTTAAAACCTTTCATGGTGAGTTTGTAAAGCAAGGGTCAACATTTGCAAATGAATTAGACAAAGTTGAATGCGTTGATATGTCTGCTTATTTAGTTGACGGAAACGGTTCTTTAATCGGTGATAAATCTGTTGCTGGATTCCTTACACCAATCAAAATTAAGAACGGTACATGGGACGCTAAAACAGTTGACCAAACAGATACCACAATTGCAAAAGTAACTTTAGACTTTCAATGGGCTGATAGTGTTCGTGATGGTGATATTGGATTTTTGAAAGATAGTGATTTTGCTGCTGATGTAAATTGGTTAGTTTATAATGGATTGGTTGCTTTGTATGGTTCTGCCCCTAGTGTTAATGCAGTAGCTGGATTCACAATGGCAATTACAAATCTTTATGGTTCTGTTACTGGGCAACCAGCAACCGGATTAGTAATGGCTGATTTTGATGTAAATGAATTATCTCCTACGCCAGCAACAGCTCCTCTTAGTTCTGTAACTGAAAGTTCAACGCTTCCCGGTACTTATGCTTTTGTTTGGACTGCGCCTCAAACTATTGGTGATAAAATGGAATTAAGCATTGCTGCAACTACATTCGGTTTTGATGATGCTAATTTAAAATCTCAGACTTGGATAGTTATATAATGCAAGATTATATTCAGTTCGGAAAAGTAGGAGTTAGCTTTAAAGCCTTTACAGTTAATCAGAAAAAGGCTTTTATAAGTCTTTTAATAACAGGTGGTGTGCGTGGTGACTTCGAAGGAAAATGGAAAGAATATAAACAAGCACAAAAAGAATTTAAAAAGTTTAAATAATTCGTAAATTCTTCTAAGTAGAAAGGGACTCTTGAGCAATTAAGGGTCTTTTTTTTTGTTTTTTTTTTAAAACCTATTGCTAATCCAATTAATTAGTGTACATTCGTATAGTCAATAAGACGGAACTAGAATAAAAACAAAATGACAAAGCAAGAAAACACTTATGAAGTAATGTATTCAGACGGAGTAACTCAGTTAGATTTGATTTTTGCAAGTAACCTTACAGAAGCAAAGAAGATAGCTTCAGAAAACGCAAAAACAAAATGTTATGGAACAGCATACTATAAAGTATCACGATGCTATAATGGTGGAGTAAGAGGAAGCAATGGGCAAACGAATTGGCACTAATTAAAGAATTAAAAAAAGGGGGTGAAAGTCCCCCTATTTATTTATTTTCAAAAAGTATACATTTATCCAATTATTTGTGTACATTTGTCAAGTCAATAAGACATAACTAAAAACTTAGAAGAAATGAACAAGCAAGAATTAATTAAGCAAATTAAAAATGAAATTTTAGACTTACAATTTGATTTACAGTCTGATTGGATTAATGATGACCAAAAAAGAAAAGGTGAAACTATTAATGATTTGAATAGTTTAAAAACAATTTTAGGTCATATCATTACTTTACAAACTTTTTAAATAATAATATGAAAGAAACGGATTTTAAAAACGGAGTAGTAATCAAAACAGATGGTTGTTTTTTTAAGGTGGTAGATGGTCGGTTAGTTTATTGCTCATCAGATACCTTTAAAGTAAATAACGAGCCGCCTCTGAGATTTTCGGTGATGACTTTAGGTTTATTTATTACGGCTTTACATGGAATGATTGTATTTAATAAAACAATCCCATTCTCAGAAATAGAAATTATTAAAATAAACAGAAACAATTAAAACGAAAAAAATGCAGTTATCAAAGGCAGACAGTTTAAAAAGTAGAGTGTTAATGGCGAAGGCTAATATTCCATTTGTAAAAATATCAAGTGAGTTTATTGAGCGATTCCCTAAATACATAGGCGAAGAGGAAAGAGTAAAGAATATGCTCTTGCTTAGGAATGTCCAAGAAGGGATGTTAAAAGATTTGGAAATATTTTCAAAACAATTTTAATAATTAAATACTTAGAAGAATGAACGAAAAAACGCATTGGCTGCAAAGCCCGAATAAGAACTATTTAGGACATTGGGACTTACCAGAATCAAATGAAATGCTGGTTACAATTGAATCAGCAAAATGGGAAGAGGTAAAGAATCCGATTAACAACAAGAGCGAAGTTAAGAGGGTAGTAAGGTTTCAAGACAAGGGCATTAAGCCTTTAATCTGTAATCAAACAAATGCCCAAAGTATAGTGAATAGTACTGGCGTTAGGTTTATGGAGGATTCCAAAGGCGCTGTTATATGCCTGTTCCTTTCCTCAATAATAGACAGGAGGACAAAGGAGAATGTTGACTGTATCCGTATAAAAAAAGAAGCTAGTATAACGGCTAAGATTCTTGAAACTCTTTACCAATTAAAGAAAGACAAGGTTAATGAGAGCCAAAAAGTGAGCATTGAGAGAATTATAATTGAGAGCGAAAAGCCTAGTTACCAGAAGGTTTACACATACTTAAATAAACTTTAAAAAATAATTTAAGAAAAACCTTGTTTATTCATTTCATTAGTGTACATTCGTAAAGTCAATAAGACATAACTAAAATAAAAACAAGATGAATACTTTCACAATTACATTTAAAAACGCTTTAGGAGAATTAATCACAGAAGATATGATTTTGGATTTTGTAGGAGTTCAAGGGGTTATTGCTTGGTTTTCAGATACTTTTGGTTTAAGGATTAGGTCAATTAAAAAGCATTAAAAACAAAGGGGGTGAAAGTCCCCCAATTATTAACTTTAAAACTTAGAAGAATGCAAGAAGTATTAACGATTACGGCAACGCCTAATTACAGCAAGAGAACATTTACTATACGGAAGTTTTACGATGGTAAATTATTCGCCAAATACAGAACAATAAAACTTCCAATGGATGAATTTGAATCCTGTGAATATAATACTCATGGCGATTGGAAAGCTTTTTTTACAAGCGATGATTATTACGTTGTTTCAAACAATTTTAATCATTCTGTATGTCGATAGTTAAAAACATGGAAAGAGTTGGAAGGTTTACCAGCTCGAAAATCCACCTACTAATGAAAGAAGGTAGGGCAAAAGATGCGTTATTTACTGCTGGAGGTATGACGTACATCGAAGAGAAAGCAGACGAGAAAATGCTTTGCCGTTCTGGCGATATGGGAATTAGTGGGCGTTCAGCAATGTGGGGTTTATTTATGGAACAATATGTCTTTAACGGATTTGTTGGAACAGAGTATAAAATTATGGCGAATGAATCAGTTGTTTATAACGATTACTTATCTGGGTCAGCCGACTTAATAGTTGATGGCGTTAAGGTTTCAGACATTAAATGCTTTGAGCCTAAGAAGTTTTGCAAGTATGTCAGAATGATTAACGCTAAAGACGTGGAGAGATTCAAAAAAGACTTTCCGGCTGAATACTGGCAACTTGTATCTAATGCAATAATTAACAACGTGCCAAACGCTGAAGCTATTGCCTTTATGCCTTATGAGGATGAGCTTGAAGAAATACAAGATTTGGCAGCAAATTACGATGGGGCTGACCAATATCGATACAGGTTTATTAATGAAAGCCAAAAATCTGAATTACCCTATATTCCAAAAGAATCAAAAATGAAAAACTACAATGAGTTTGAATTTATTGTTTCTAAGGAAGATAAAAAACATTTATTAGAGCGAGTTAATTTGGCTGGCGCAGAACTTGAAAAGCTTATAAAATAATGAAAGCTAAAGAAAAAGAACCAAGTGAGTTAAGCAGATTAATTCACCACATAGAAGACAGGCAGATTCAAATTAAAAATCAAGAAAAGATTTGCAAAATGGCAGACAATAAGAAGGATTTAATCAAGCTAGATTCTAAGCAAATACAATTATTCAGCTTACTCAATGTTTTAGAAACTTTAAACGAAGCGGAATGAGGCGAAAAACACAATCTTTAATGGTTTTAAAAGGGCTTTCAAGAGAGCAACTTCATAACCTAGCGGAAAGCTTCACAAAAGAAAAGCCGAGAAAATACAAGCAATTAAGAATGTTTGCTATCGGTATTACATTAATGGTAATTTCAACAATTTTAATAATAATAATTTCAAATAGTTAATTATGGTAAACACAGTTTATTTAGTAGGAAGAATGGGCAAAGACCCAGAATCAAAAAAAGTAGGTGACAAATTCGTTACAAATTTCTCAGTAGCCACATCAGAAAGCTACAAGGATTTGAATGACGAATGGCAAGAGCGAACCGAATGGCACAATGTTGCTATTTGGCGTGAGTTAAAGCACTTGAAAAAAGGTGATATAGTAAGTGTTGAGGGAAAGATTAAAACCGATAAGCACGAGGATAAATATTACACCAAAGTCGCAGCTAAATCAGTAAAGAGAATTGTGAAGTTTGAAAAAAGTGGAGAGGTAAATAATGTTCCTCAAAATAAAATTCAAGACTTAGGCGATTCTTTACCTTTTTAGTGTACTTTTGTTTTTATGATTAGTCGCATTAATCTAAAAATACTTTTATTTAACCCTTTTTTGGTGGACAGGATGCGACCCTTGAAACCAAATGAGGGTTTTTTATTTTATAAAAATGGCAGAAGGTAAAAAATCGGTTCTTTTATATTGTGATTTAATCCATACCATTGAAAAAATGGACAACGAAACCGCTGGGTTATTTTTCAAACACTATTTAAGATACATTAATGACAAAAACCCAAAGACTGATAATTTAATTGTTGACATTTCTTTTGAATCTGTTAAGCAGAATTTAAAAAGGGATTTGCAGAAATGGGAAAAAAGGTCTGAAAATAGTAGGTTAAATGGGTTAAAAGGGGGAAGACCAAAAACCCAAATAACCCAGTCGGTTAATTTAAAACCCAAAGAACCTGTAACAGATACAGTTAATGTAACAGATACAGTTAATGTTAATGTAATAAAAAAACAAAATAGTTCAAGTTTATTATTTGAGTTCCAACAAACAAAATTAAGAAGCTGTAAAACAAATGCAGCGATGCAAGAATTTGCAAGGTTAACCTTTGAAGATAAGAAAATGGCAATTGATTACGCTCCAATTTTCATTAAAGAATACCCTAAAGAATTACAAGCAAAAAAAGCTGAGAATTATTTAAGGGATATGGAATGGCATAATGTTGAATCAAAAACAAAAATTACTTATGAGTAAAGCAATAACGGAATTAGAGAAGAATATACTTGGCGCTTTAATGGGTGGCGCAAACTACATTGAGGAAGTATTTGACGATATAACACCAGAGATATTTCCGTCATTTAATGGAAAGTTAATATCTGAGGCAATCATTAAACTTTACAATGCAGATAAGGCGGTTGATGTTTTAACGTTATTTAAACAGCTCCAAAGTATGGGTAAACCTTACAGCGCAATAACACCTGTTGAGGTATCAAATATCAGCCAAGACATTTTTGGAATTGGAAATTTGCAAGTATGGGTTAAGATATTGCAACAAGATTACGCAAGGCTTCAATATCAAGTATTAGGCGAGAAGATGTTAAATATTGGGAGAAACCAAGAAATTGATATTGTTGAGGAAAGGGAAAACATTGAAACTCTTTTGGTAGATTTAGATAGTAAGATTTTTAATGTCAAAGAGGAATCAATGTTAAACACTTTGGAGCAAATGAAACTGGATAACGATGAATTGTTATTGTCAGACAAATCAATTCGAGGAGTAAATACAGGCATTCAAAAACTGAATGACTTAACAAGTGGTTGGAAAGAAGGGCAATTAATAATATTAGGCGCTGCTTCTGGTGGTGGTAAATCTGCATTGAGTACATCCTTCGCTATTTCATCAGCTTTAGTTAACGCTCCAACTCATTTTATCACCATAGAAATGACCCGAAAAGAAGTATTACTTCGAGCTGCTTCAAATATGTCTGGTGTTAAGCACGAATTTTTAGACAGAAATGGAGTAGATAACGAGCAACGAGAAATGTATTTTAACGCTTTGGATAGAATAAACGAAGCTCCTTTATTTGTGGACGATTCGACAATTAAAAATCTTACAGACCTAAAGTTTAAAATTAAGAAACGAATTAGAACACACGGAACTAGATTGGTGGTTGTGGATTACATTCAAATCGTAAATAACACAAACAACAAAACAAATAGGGAACAGCAAGTAAATGAAATTTCTAGGGTACTAAAAGAAGTTGCTAGGGAATTTAAAATATCGGTTATCGGATTAACCCAAATGAACAGGGAACACGATGGCAAAAACGAACCATTTAATCACATGATTCGTGAAAGTTCAGGGCTTGAGCATAATGCAGATATAATATTATTCTTATACGACCCTGAGGAAGAACCACACAATGTTTTGAAGGTGAGTAAAAACAGAGGAGGAGAAAAAGATAAATTTATTGCCCTACATTGGGAAAAACAAACTTTTAAATTCATAGAACAATAATGAACACAATTGAAATAAACCTAAGAAGGGAATTTAACACCTTAAAAAAGCATCCGAATTATACAATCTTTGATGCTAATTCTGAAATTCACGACTATTTGAACGCAAAAAACGTATTCAATAAAGAAAGGCGAAAAGAAGCGATTGTGGCGGCTCAAAAAGAATTGATAAAGGAATTAACCCAAGAGATGAAACGAGCCACAGAAAGCCATAAAACAATCATCAGAACGTGGATTAAGGATATTGACAAAGCATTAGATAGTAAACCCATAATGAAAAAGAAATATTTTATTAAGGTAAAGCACTATATACTAGCTGATTACCTAAGAGATTGCGTAAAACAAAAAAAAACTTTTGAAAATATAGCGTCTAATCAAATACTTTAGTGTACATTCGTAAGGTCAATAAGACAGAACGAAAGTAAAAACAAGATGGAATTAAAAACTTTAGTAAAAACAGGAAACGTAATTAGCTCTATGGTCATAGGGAATTATAGAGAAAGAACTTTTAAGTTGAGCGGAAACAAATTTTTAGTAAAAGAAAATTTAGCAACAAAAGAACACACTATAACAAGCAAGTAAAACAAAGGGGGTGAGATTCCCCCTATTATTAATTTAAAAACTTAGAAGATTATGGGCTACACTCCAAAACATATAGCAGAAAATAGCATTGTACAAGATTTTAATGAAACAGTTGCAATTGATTTTCGAAACGGAAACATTGACTTAGAAGACTTTTATTCATACATACATGAATACATTGAAACCCTAATTATTTATACTTCAGACGCTAAAGATTATATCAAAAATCTGGATTACGACATTTTTCAAGAACACGAACTGGGAAAAGCAAACTCGTATGAACAAGCAGCTTTTTGCGCCATATATGATGTGATTATGGAACATGAAGATACTTTAACCGAAGAAAAGCTTAGAAGATTATGAAAAAGAAAGAACAGCAAATCGCAGCTCTACGAGAGGAGCTAAAAAACGGAGCAATTTCAATGCAGCAATATTCTGATTTAGTGTTAAAACTTTTAATGAAAAACCATGTAACCCTAGAAATGAAAATTAAACAAATGATGGTAGACGGCAAAAGCCCTAAAGAGGTTTGTTTATTTTCATTAAGAATACCACCAGATACACGATACAAAATCAAAGGACTGAAGGAGTATTTAAGCGAGTATGTAAATAGTGTTAAGTTAAATGAATCATTACAAATATTTTTAACAAAATAAACATGGGAAATTATCACAATACCACAGGAGAATGTGGACTGCAATTAGAAGTTTTTGAAAAGAAAGCTAAAACTCAAAGCGAAATAATTATGAAGTTTTTAAGTTCGCAACCATTAGTAGAATACGGAGCTTCTCAGCTTCTTAGGCTAGTGTTTAACGGCTCTATTCCTATAACGAGTGTTAGGCGCTCAATAAGTGATTTGGTCAAAGAAAACAAGCTAATTTACACAGGAGGAACAAGAGAGGGAATGTTTGGAAGGAACGAGAATTTAATTAAGTTTAAATCGTAACCAAATAAACGCCACTAATTTAATAAATTGGTAATAATTTAATTATGATAACAAGAGAAGAATATAATAAAGCATTAGATATTGTAGAGGCTTACCAAAAGAAATTATTTATGGGTATTGACGGAATTAGATACGCTTATGTTGACGTTAATTTAAGAGATAACGAAAAAACATTAATCGGAGATTGGGATAAGAATGACGAATGCTCTATAAGGCTATCCAATATTTTAAGACCACACGAATACTCGCCAACAAAAAAAGATTTACCGAAATACATAGAGGATTTTACTAAGAAGGGGTTTCTGAGATTAAGAAATGCGGGACACGCAAGTTGGAAAGAATTTACAACATTGAGAGGGTATTAACGTAGTTTACAGTAAATAACTTAGTGTAACATCCAGTTAAAAAGCATTTTAATAAATGGACTTCAATTCAGATTTTAAATATGATTTAAAGGTTGGGCAAGTTGCAGAAGAATACCTTTCTGAAATTCTGAGCGGAAAAAAAGTTGAGGTAAAGAATGATTTACAAGCGCATAAAACTGGAAATGTATTTATTGAATACTTTTCAAGAGGTAAGCCAAGTGGAATATCAACATCGGAAGCGGAATTTTATTGTATTGTAATCCAAAAAACTCTAATAATTTTACCGTCTGAAAACTTAAAAACTTTATGTCGGAAATACATAGGCGGAAAAAGAGATATAAAAGGAGGCGATAATAATACCAGCAAAGGAATACTTTTGCCAGTCAAAGATTTGTTAAAATGAAGCTAGGAAAACTATGAAAATAACAAACGAAGATAATATGGAACTTATGGCAAGGTATGAAGATAATCACTTTGACCTTGCAATAGTTGACCCACCTTATAAAAAAGAAGTTACTGGATTAAAAGTAGGATTTAACAGAAGTGAATTTAATTATGAAGCACTAAGCACTCCACCAACAAAAGACTATTTAAAAGAATTATTTAGAGTAAGTAAGAATCAAATAATGTGGGGATTTAACTATTATTTAGAATTGTTACCAAATACAGATTGTGTTATATTTTGGAATAAACATCAGAACGGACATTTTTCTGAAGGAGAATTAGCTTGGTCTTCTATTGGTAAAACAAAAGTTTATGATAGAGCTTATCAAAAAGATATAGGAAATAAAATACACCCTACACAAAAGCCTTATCAGCTTTACGAATGGTTATTAATGAATTACGCAAAAGAGGGAGATAAGATATTAGATACTCATTTAGGTAGTGGCTCAATTGCTTTAGCTTGTCATAATTTAAACTTTGATTTAACAGCGTGTGAATTAGATGCAGAGTATTACAACGCAGCGATGAAAAGACTTAAACAACATCAACAACAACTAACAATGTTTTAAAATGAAGCTAGGAAAACGAAAGTGCAAAAATTGCGGTGAGGAGTTTCAAAAGGAAAGACCATTGCAATCTGTTTGTTGTTTCAATTGTGCGGCTGAACTATTACTAACAAAGCAAAAAAAGGATAATGCAGCGGCTTGGAAGTTAAAAAAAGCAAGACTAAAAGAAAGCCTCAAAACTCTAGGAGAATACAAGAAGGACTTACAAATTATCTTTAATAAATACATAAGGCTAAGAGATGCAAAAGAGCCTTGTATAAGCTGTCAAAACAAAACCCTAAAGAAAGTTAACGCTGGTCATTACAAAAGCGTAGGAGCGCATCCAGAACTAAGGTACTCAGAGTTAAACGTGCATCTTCAATGTGAATACTGCAATACCCATTTACATGGAAACCTAATCGAATATAGAAAGGGTTTAATAAATAGAATAGGGTTAAAAGAAACAGAACTTTTAGAAGGTCACCACGAACCAAAGAACTACACAAAGCAAGATATTTTAGACCTTATGAAGGTTTATAAATTGAAAATAAAACAGATTGAGAATAATATTTAAAAAAAAATAATACATTTGACTCATGGAATCTTTGGAATATTATTACAAAGAATGGATTTCCGCTGAATTAAGCGGAGATGACCAATGGGCTGAGTTGTGCAAAGAAGAATATAAACTTGCGGTACTGGAAACCTTAAAACAGGAATATAAAGAGTACTTTATGGAACTGGGGGAATATCCTCCGATTTATTTAAATTAACACAACCATGAAAGAATCAGAATTTAAAGAAATGAATGATTTTCACGAGAGAATTACAACTATTATAGACACATATACTAAAGTTGTTTCGGTTCTTGTTGGCGTTGTGATAGTAGTTATTTGTTGTTTATTAATATTTTAAAATTAAAAAAATGGAAACATTAAAAATGTCTAGGGTTAAACCAAACCCAGATAACCCACGATTAATAAAGGATGATAAATATAAGAAGCTAATTGCCTCAATAACTCAATCGCCTTCATTTATGATTTTAAGACCAGTTATATTAGATGAAACTTTAATGATATTGGGTGGAAACATGAGATATAAGGCTTGTAAACAATTAAAATGGACTGACATACCTATTAAAATATTTACTCAAAAACAAGCCGATGAAAATAATAAACGCAGAAAAAAGGAGGGACTAGAGGAGGCTACTTATATTGACCAATGTCGTGAGTTTATAATTAAAGACAATATTGGTTTTGGAGAGCATGATTGGGATATTTTAGCAAATGAATGGGATGCAAAAGAACTTGAAGAATGGGGATTAGAATTAAACATAGATAATGCTATTGATGATTTAGAAGAAAATGATGATATTGAGTTACCTCAATCAGTTCAATTAAAACCACCAAAAGAATATATACTTATTATGGCAGAACCTAATTCCGTTGATTGGGAAGAAATAAAGGAGACTTTAAAACTAAAAATGGTTCGCAGGGGTGGATATAAAAAAGGTAGTGGTTTTGATGCAGTTAGTTTAGAGCGTGTATTATATTGGGATGAATTTAAAAAAAGATTAAAAGATGTTGATAGCAGTACCGAGTAAAGGACGAGCAGGACTTACCACAACAAATAAAATATTGCCTAATGCAACTTTTTTTATACCTGAAAGTGAATATCATCAATACAAGGGATTAGTTAAAAACATAGTCTGCATTCCTAAAGAAGTAAGGGGGATTACTAATACTAGAAATTGGATATTAAAAAACACAGACGAGAAATGGGTGGTGATGTTAGATGATGATGCTAAAAATGTTGGATATAATTTTCTAGATAAAAGAAATACAAAAAAAATAGAAATTAGAGAAGAGGGTTTTTGGATGGAGGAATTTTTAAAGTTTTTTGATTTAAGTGAACAAATGGGATATAAAATTTGGGGAACAAGAACTGAAAGCTCACCTAGAGGAACTTACCCTTACAAACCTATTTTAACAAGAAGTTACGTTACTGCTTCATTGATGGGGATTATAAATGATGGAGAATACTATTTTGATGAAAATTTTCCTGTGAAAGAAGATTATGAAATTTGCTTAAGACATATAAAAGATAAAGGTGGGATTCTAGCAATTAGGTATTTGCATTGGGAGAATGACCATTGGGGAAAAGATGGAGGATGTAAAGACTACAGAACAATAGAAATGGAAAAGAAAGCAATCAAAGATTTGATAAAATTATATCCATCAATGATTTCAAATGTAAAAAGAAAAGCTAACGAGTTTACAATAAAATTAAATCTATAATGAACGAAAGTAGACATATAAAAAAGGAATCACTATTAAAATCACTTGAACAAAGTTTAGGAATTGTTACAGTAGCTTGTAAGAAAGCAGATATACCAAGAAGCACATATTACAAATGGTTAAAAGATGACGAATCGTTTGCTGATAAGGTAAAAGACATTGAAAATATTGCATTAGACTTTGCAGAATCTCAACTGCACCAGCAAATTAAAACAGGCAATTCAACGGCAACTATTTTCTTTCTAAAGACCAAAGGCAAAAAAAGGGGCTATGTTGAACGCCAAGAAATATCTCATGAATTTGAAAGCGGTAATATTTCATTCATAGTTGAGGGCAATGAGCCAGACGTTAGATAAAATCCCCTTTAGAATAAGCTCACTATTCAAAAAGAATATTGAAATACCTGAAGGCGTTGACTTAACTGTAAATAGAGGAGGAACTTCAAGCGGAAAAACTTACTCTATCATGCAAGTGCTTATAATAAACGCATGGAACAATCCTAACACGATAACTACCGTTGTAGGGCAAGATATACCAAATTTAAAAAAAGGAGCTGTAAGGGACATTCTAATGATAATATCCGGCTCAGATTGGTGTAAGAATATTGTAAAATTTTACAACAAATCAGACCGAATAATATATTTCTATAACGGCTCAATAATTGAATTTAATTCTTATGATGACGAACAGGATGCAAAGAATGGTAAAAGGGATTACGCTTTTTTTAATGAGGTAAACGGTGTTGATTATGGAATATTTGAAGCTATTTATGTAAGGACTAAGGTTCATACTTGGGTAGATTTTAATCCTTCTGGAGAGTTCTGGTTGAGCGATAAGAAAATAGAGGATAGGGAAAATGTAAGAACTATCCAAAGTACTTATGAGCATAACCCATTTCTAGACAAATCTATAATTGACAAAATAATAAGCTATGAACCAACAGCAAAAAACATTAAGCAAGGAACAGCAGACGAATACCGTTGGAAGGTTTACGGCAAAGGTGAATATGCTCCACTAGACGGTGCTATAATTAAACGGTGGGAACGAGGCAAGTTTGACGATTCACTTACATATTTATTCGGTATTGATTGGGGATATACTGACCCTTTTACGCTCACTAAAATAGCCGTTGACCAAAGCAAAATGAAGATTTATGTCAAGCAAATCAGCTATACAAGTGGCTTGTCTATGAGCCAAATCCTTGAAATAGTGCAGCTAAATTGCTCTAAGGATGACCTAATACAATGCGATTCAGCAGAGCCAATGAATATCAGATACTTGAGAGATAATGATTATAATGCTCTAGGAGCTTGGAAGGGTAAAGGCTCAATCATAAGCGGTCTAAGGTGGTTGCAAGAATACTTAATTGTGCTAGACGATAGCCCAGAGATTGAAAACGAAATGAACAACTATATATGGGCTGAGAAAAGAAGCGAAACGCCTATTGATAAATTTAACCACGCTATTGATGGAAT